CTGAGCTGTCCGATATTCGTTATTTTCTGGCTCATACCGGGACATTCCTTCTAATATCCAGAAGTGCTTTCACGGCAAACGGCACTTCGGACGGCGGCGTTCCGAGGACTACAGCTTGTCTGTTTTCGTACCAATGACCTATAAGCAAGAGACAAGCCGCCTTCTCAATACCTGTCATGGTCTCAGCCTCAACTGCTTCGTCAGAGGAGAGATAAACACGGTTCTGATAGCCCTCAACATATTCCCTTGCCGCCGTGATATAGGTCGTTATCAAAGCATCTTCTGAGTCGTCAGAACCTACCCTAAGATGGGCCTTGACTTCTGCGAGCGTGAGTATTTCTGTCCAGACAGGATCAGACATTTACCTCACCTCTTTTTCTTTTTAATTGCTTTGGGTTTAACCGCTGTCTCAACTTCCCTGTCAAGTGCCGCCGTCTCGATAATCGGCTCTTGTTCCCGCATAATTAAAACGGCGTAACCGTTGGCGATTAAGCTGTCGGCTACGCTGTCCATTACATCGATTATCTGACCGGGAGCTGCCATAAGAGAGGGTGTTGCGAAGCGGGTCAGCATTTTAACTTTTGTCAAGATAACGCAACCCCTTCGATGGTAAAAATAAACGTGCCTGAAAGCGTGTCTCCTCCATTGGCAACGGTTATTTTAATGCGCTCGTCAGCAAGGCAAATAGGCGCATAAGCACCTACAATATCCGCTCCTGTGTTGTCCTGCGCCTGTGCGAGCGGATGAATGACTTTTGAAGCTGAGAGGTCATCGTTTGTCCAAATGACTGCACCGCTGACATCGGCGATAATGTCAATGTCCGTTGCCGCATCAAGTCCGCTCGATGTGGGCCTGACATATTCAACAGTTCTGACAAGTCCGTTGCACTGCGGCGAATAAGCGACAGCATCGCCCTGATCATCTGTTGTTATATTGACAGTAAATCTTGATAGCTTCATATCCTCACATCCTAAGAGGTTTTGAGGATTCCTACACCCTCAAGCGCGGCGATTATAGCGTTGACAGCTGTTGCTATCGCAGCTCCGTTGGCTGCATCAGTTATATCAGCGATATGGTTCGCCTGCGTTCCGGCGGCGGTTATTTTTCCCCCGGCGGCTACGTTAAGTTCACCGCCGATAACGGTGACATCGCCACCCTGTTCAACATAATTCTTTGCGTTATAACTCATTTTTTAACCTCCTTAATCAAATAAAAAAGGGAGGCATATAGCCCCCCTTGTCAGTTATGCATCGCCTTCAGCGGGTGAAACGTGCGCCTCAATTGCCAGAGTTCCAGTGAGTGCGCTTACGACAGGAGCTTTAACAGGTCCGTAAAGGATCGCCCATATTTCGCCGAGTGCCGTTGTTTGGGTGCGTGTGGCACTAAGCTGTAGGTATCTCTTCTGCGGACGGTTAATATCGATAGCGACACCCTCATCGGAAGTTCCTGAGGTAACTTTTGTTCCCGCAAGATCCGCGGCTGTTGCTCCGTTTGCCGCCGTGTCCTGTTTGACCTTGATGTAATTTCCTGCGTTTGCAACCGCAAAGCGGGTCATAAAGATGCAACCCTCAAATCCACAGGTGTCAATTACAGCAGACTTGACTTCACTTGTCCCGGCGTCCGTCGCCGCCTTCGCCAGTACAATTTTTACATTTTCGCTGAGCATTTAAAGCCCTCCTTATCCGAGTTTCACACGGACAAATGCGGATTCAAGGACAGGCGCGCCGTCTCCGTAGTACCTACCGATAAATCCAACCTGTGAGGTCCCGGCGTAGAGTTCGTTGAGACGCTGGACGTTAAGTCCCTGAAGTTCGGCTATCCAGTAATACTGCCAGTTACAGAGTGCGCCAACGTATGCATTCGATTGAATTGTTGAAGGTGCGTATTCGCTCTCATCTACGGGCAGACCAAGGAGTCTGTCAGGCTCGCCTGCGACAAGTCCGGGACTCCAGAGGTACTGTCCTTCGCCGTCTTTGAGCTTAGAGATCATCTTTATAATGTCTCTGTGGAATACCCAACGTGCGGTCTTACGATATTGCGACTCAAGCTTAAACTTCGCGTTAATGAGTCCGTCTGCGGATACAGCGGTGGCGGTGTTTCCTGTCGCCTCGTCACGTCCGGTGTTTATCCCCTTATCCGATGCTGTGAAGATTCCGAGAGGCTCTCCGTTGCCGCTCCCGTTGAGGAACCCGTTTTCCTGTGCAACTGCAAACTTATAGGCGAGCCTATCGGCTATGATGCCCTCAACAGGAAGTGCGGAAGTCAACAGGAGTTTCATGGAAACCTTAATCAGCTTAGAGAGCTGTATCGGCTTGAGTTCACGGCGTCCGAACGCCATAGTTGTATCTTCGTTAGGTGCAGCGATTTCGGTCGTCCATGTCGGGTCAGTGAGGTCGGTATCGAGTGAGGGGAAGCCCAGACTGTCAGCCGAAGTTACCGCCATGACGTTGGCATAGTTCCTGACGAATACAGCGTTGTCGAGTCCTTTTATCAGCCTTGCGACAAACTGCTCCGATGCGTGGAGATAGCCGCCTGTTGCGTCTGCATCGTTGGCAAGTGCACGATATTCAGCCGCATTGCCGCTGATAAGATAATTTCTGAACGCGACAGCCTTACGCTCTTCGGGCGTAGTCTCAACTTTCCCTGATTCTGCCTTTTCAAAGCCCCTTATCTCAGCTTCTGCGAGGAGAAGGCGTTCCTCATCTTTGATTTTTACATTGATTGCTTCAATGTCGGCGAACATCTTATCGTAAGATGCTCTTTCCTCTGCGGTAAATTCCCTCTTTTCAGCTTCAACCCTGTCAAGAAGTGCCCTTGATTCTGTGACTATTTGCGCTTTGCGTGCCTTCATTTCGTTGATCTTATCCATATTTTTAAATTCCTCCTGTTAGTCAATTTCAGCTAGGTCAAGCCTAGCTTTCATAATTCCGTAGTCAGGTGATTCTTCTTCCTGACTTTCCTCTGTGCGCTCATTCTGATGCTCTTCAAATATCTCTTTATGGCTTCTGACCCCTGTCGTGGCTTCGGGATAAGCAGGGTAAGTCACAGGTGAGACATCGTAGAGGTTGCCTACGCTTATGATGGTACGGATAGCGGGTGTTACTGAGTCGTCCCACTCCTCGATACCTCCGGCCATAGAAAAAGCGAAGGAACTCTCTGCTATGTCCCCTCGCTCTATGCTTGATACTACGTCCTGCGCCCACTGTGTGTCAGGCGGGTCTATCTCGTAGTGAAGTCCGACATCGTCCTCCGTTAGAGAGACCGTCCCGGCTGATTGCCGACCTAAAATGTAATTCGGATCGTGATTAAACAATGCCCTGACATCTGATTTCTTGAGTGCTTCCGTGAATGCGCCGGGCGCAATCTGTTCCCTGAATCCCCACATCTCCTCGGAGAGTGAGTTAAACTTCGCGGCGTAACCTACAATTTTGCGGGCCGCGCCCTCTTCGGACTTGACCCGCATCTCGTGTGGTATAAAGCGCACCTCTTTTTTAATCATTCTTGAGTCTCACCTCCTCCTGTCTGATTTATTCCTTTAACGGCGTTGTCAAGAGTTATCATCGCTCCCTGCACCAAGTGATGATCGCCGTTTTCAATGGGCGGTAAGTTTTCTA